ACTTTTTTAGGTTTGTCTTTCTTCTCATCGTACTCAATGTCTTTGGTAACTTTTTTACCGGCTTTTTCTGCCTTGTTATCGTCTTTACCTTTGTTACCTTCGTCGTACTCGATATCTTTGGCGACTTTTTTGCCGGCTTTTTCAGCATGGTCGTCACGAGTAGAAGTTTTTTCTTTGCTTAAATTTTCTGTTTCGCGACGTGCTTTGTCGCTTGCATGTGTTACTTTGCCACGAGCAGATTCTGGACTTCTCTTGGGAGATTTTTTCCAATCACCTTCTTCTTTCCAGCTGGTAACTTGGCCTTGTTTGTCTTTGACTTCTGTACGTGATTCATCTGTTGTTTCGCTGTTTTGATTTTGCATGTAGTCATCCACCGAAGTCATCATGCCTTCAATCTTGGCCAGTTTAGATTGTACCCATTCTGGCAAGTTGTCGTTATCGCCTAGAATCTTTTCCAAAGCCTGTGCATGACGTACAATAGTCTTGATGTCATCTTTGGCCATTTCGCCTTCTTGATCGTATTCACCGCGATCAGCTGGATCAAATTCTTCGTCAGCCATTTTGCGGCCGCCTTTGTGCTTGGTAGCATTAGCTGTCACACGCTCGGGTCCTTTGTTGGCACCTTTTGGACGACCACGTCCACGTGGTGCATTGTCTGTGGCAGTATCATCTTCGGCACCAACGCTGTTGCCTTGTGCATCTGTACGACGTGTTACCATGCGGCCTGTGGCTGTGTGCTTGGTATCATGTTTGTGTCCATGTGTGATTGTGCCAATTTTAGGCTTTTCAACTTGAGGACGCTTGTGTGCTGTGAAATCATTTTCTTCGTCAGCAACTTCTTTCTTGCCGCCTTTACGAAGCATAGCAAAGTCATTGGCATCTAGTTTGCCGTTGTTGTTTTTGTCAAGTTGTTTTTGTTTGCCACTTAATGCACTTTTAATTGCTTCTGCGGCCACATCACCTAGCATTTCGTCAACTTCTTTTTTAGCGCCAGCAATCTTGTCGGCAAAAGTAATTTTGTCTTTGGGAGGTGCTAGTGCAGCAAAATTTTGTGCCTTAGCTGGTGACATTTTTTCTTTAAGCGGCATTTCTTTGCCACCAACACGAATCTTTTCACCAGGTTGAATACCATCAGCTTTGGCTTTAACTACTGCACCCGAAAATGCATTGCCTTCATCTGCCATGCTCTCATCATACTTGTCATACTTGTTGCGAATGTTGCTCATGGTCGAAGCACTAGCATGATCACGGCCTGCTTTTTGCAAGGCTTTCATACCTTGATCGCCATATTTCTTTTTACCAATGGCTGCCTGGAAAGCACTTTCTTCCATGCCACTTTCTTCAACTTGTCCTTTGGCTCGCATTTTTGCCAACTGTGCTCCAGCAATACGTGCGCCTTTTTCACCGCCACCTGTTTTCTTGGCCAAAGCCGCAAAACCTGTAGTAGCATTGTTGTGTTTGCCCATGTCACGCTCGTTGAGTGTTTGTGCTAACTTACTCTTGGGTTGAGTAGCAGACACTGCCTGCTCATTGAGTTGACCGTGTGTAGTTGATGGTGTAGCACGAATCTCGTCCAGCTTTTTGTTTAAGTCATAGAAAAATGTCATTTTATATTATCCTCTTGGGTTTGCGCCAGTGGCTGGCTTGGGTTGACGCTTGATATTACTCATAGGACTCTTATCTCCCATTGGCAATTCATTTGTGGTTTTAGCAGGTGGTGTCTTACCTCCAGCTACTGTGAAATCTGAACGGTATGCATTTTTTAATACCGCATGGTCATAAGGACCAGTTGCATAATCTTTCTTGAGTGCTTTTTGTTCAGCATCCGGAGCAGGATATGGAGTATCCAACAAGTCTTTGTTTTGATCCGCAATCTTATCGCTCTCAGTGTCCATGCTTTCTTCGTATGGCGTGGTCATCATCACAACACGATTGGGATCCATACCCAACAATTGTGCCAACTGTTTGATTTGTGGTTCAATTGCTGGATAACGAAATTCCACGTCCACAATGCTCATGGGCTGATTGGGAAAAGCTGGAAAGTCTGGAATTACTTTACGCACTGGTGCGCTTTTGGCATCGCCCATCTTGACAATGTCAAATTGCGAGCACTTGTCTCGAAGTTGTTTGAAAAAGCCTGCGGGCACATCGCCGACCACTTTGATGCGGTAGTTATATGTACGTTCCGATTCGGCTAGGTATTTTGCAAATGGTTTCATGTTCAGTATCCTGTTGTATATTTATTCTTTTTGTGCGTTTTGGTCTTTACCTTTGATCAAACGCTCAAGTAAATCGTTACGGCTCAAAACCATGCCGTGTGCTGTCTGTGTAGCTTCGGGATCTTTGTTGGCTGTTTGATCCAATCGCATTTTCTTTAATTGTAAATCAATCATTTTAAGTTTCTTGTCCAGTTTGGCTGTTTTTGCTGTGATAGCATGTCCCAGCATATTGCTGGCTACTCCAAATATTTCACTGGCAAATCTTGAGTCCACTTGAAAACCCAAGTCCATGAGATCTTTGTAACTGTCTTTGGCCATGTTACTGAGTTCATCCATTTCTTGATCAGTAGCATCCAGCCCACGCACATCGGGCAAGGCAGCATCGATTTTGTCAATAGCATCGTCTAGTGTTCTGAGTGTTTCTCTATTGGTGGGAAGAGCGGGCACGGCTGTGTCTACTTCTTGTGTGGTCGGGGGCAGATCAAAGAGTTCTTGAAGTTTGCGTGTCATGCCAATATTTAGTGGCTTACGCTCGACCGTTGTGAAACATGTCTTGTTCTGTAATCACACGAAAAGTTAATCCTTGTTGTTTGCACCACTTCTGGGCGGCCGCCCATTTACAGTAGTTAATAGCAACTATAGCCCGGTCTTTGGAGCTCATTTTTGATTCAATTACACTTTGCTTTTTGGGTTTGATTTCAATCAGTTCGGCCCGCATTTGATTATTTTTGGTGCGATAAGTGATCAAAAAGTCCGGGATGTATCTTGACATTTTGCCTGTCAACGGATGACGATATGGGATAGCAATTGATTCACTAGCCCATTGTAGCACAGCATCGTTTGAATCTAGAAACTTCATAAAACTAAATTCCCAACCTGATCTGTAGCGTGGTTCACCATTGCCCACGTACTTGGCACGATTAACTACAGTGTATGTGCCTTGTGCCCAGTGTGCCATTATTGCACCACATTTCTAGCGGCATAAAAGTTTGGTGCAACCGGTGATCCTACTCCCAACAACGTGGCACGATTGCGTATGCAATTGAGATAGTAGGCCATGTTGAGATTGAGATTCAACCCGGTATTGTCAGTTTGAAAACTTTGAAGCAAGGTCATTGCCGGTATCTTTGTATTTTCAGCTACTTGGAACAAACTTACTGTAAAATTGTCAGCGGCTTGTTTTGTGGTCATGACACTTTTAAAATAACTGTTGACAGAATCATATTCGTCAACGGGTATGTTGACATCGTACTTGTAAAAGTTGTCAAACACTCGCACAGTTTGATCAACATTGTAATTTGTGTAATTGATACTGCTCATAATCGATTATTAGTTAATTGGGTTAGTTGGCGTCGGGAAAGTCATTCCTGTCTGGCGAGCTTGCATGGACCTTACTTGTCCAGGTATAGCTTGTTGTACCGCTTTGGTACCAATTGCTACAGTTTCATTCAGTGCCATACTGGCAATATTCTTGCCTTTGAATGTATTGTAAGCAGTGCCGGCTTTTTGTGCGGCACCAATCAAGCCCAATGGCAAGTTGTTTGGTGATAAGTCTTCCAAGATACCTCCTGCCGCATCTAATAGTCCGCCCTGACCCATGACTGTGTTTCTTGATCCTGGTCTGCTGATAGGGCTCAATGTTTTATCATAGTGATCTGGGTCAGCAAATCCATGAGCATTGGGATCTCCACTGTTTTGACTGCTCGACACTGCACCGCCGTAGTATTTTACTGTTTCGTAAGCAATGGTCATGCTATTTTGCATGGTACCAGCACCTTCACTGTAATTGTATTGATCGTGATTCCATGCAGTGATTAGCGGATTGATCAATACATAGGTTGCTGTCTTGTGTTGATCAAATCCGTAAATTTGAATATCATAGAAAAAAGGAGGCTTACCGCTGGGACCATTGGGACCATCATTGAATCCTTCACCAATATATCCCCAGTCATTTACATTTGCAATTCTACTGTTGCTGTATATGTCTCTTGCATTGTATCCAAAACCAGTTACTTTATTTCCTGACTGTCCAAGAGATGTTCCTACTGGGGCAAGATAATCTTGTGCGGCGTCTTTGTAGTAGTAATTGTAGTAGGCATACCACATTTTACGAACATTGTCACCTGAATCATCATGAAATGTAATGTTTACAGGATCATAATTGATCTTGGTCTGCACCACACGTTTACGATTGTACTGATTGAGAGTTTCGTTTTGTATATTAAATTTTGGTAAATCCACAGTCTTGACCACATAACTTAGATTTTTTTGTCCAGTGACACCTAAAAAGTTTGCTAGGCCGGGTATGTTGTTATTAATTGTAAAACTCACGTGAAAAAGAAACTTATACCGAGGTTTAAGTTCAAATGAGTTTGGGGTAAAGACTTTGCTTGCGTGAGTATAATCACGCAAGGTCTCGGTTTGCGTAAACCCTTGCCAAAATTGTTGGCCAAATGTTGGCATTGGTTAGCCTTTAAGCGCCGGTGCCAATACCTGTTACAGCACCACCTACGGTACGTCCAAGGCCTGTAGCAATACTGCCAACACCGCCAGGACTAGTTTCGGTCGGCATTTGTGAGGCATTGTCATAAGCAATAGTCATATTAACTGTAACTGCTTCGTTGGTGCCATAATTTAATTCACCATAGTCGGCACCTTTAAGGTAACAACCATACAATTCCCAATTTTCAAGAACAGTGGGTGTGTCTGCACCATTTCCACCATCAAGCACCTGAATGCTGGTTAAGAATTTGTAATCAATACCAGCCGCGGCTGACGCTTGTTCCAAGAAGTCCATTTGTTTCTGAAGTTGTTCGCCAACTAGGGTCATAACACTTCCTGATGCATCATCACGCACTGAGCATGCAATATCTGCCCAGGTGTGACGTCCGGCCAACTTCAATGTTGAATTGTAGATGGGTAATGCAATTTCTTCAAATGTTAGATTGGGTCTTGCAACGCTGATTACTTGTTTAGTCAATTCTGTTGTGGCCGCACCGGTTCCAAAATTTTGAAAACTAACTCTAAATCTATATTTGAGTTTGGGCATTAACAAGCCCTGTACACTAGAGCTTTGATCGCTCGCTAATGGGACTGTCATTCTGTTGAGTGATGCACTTGCCATTTAATATATCTCCTAATATGTTTATTTACCTGAAACGGAGGCCGAAAAATCAGCCCCTTGTTTCAATTACTGCCCGGCAGCGATCGCACCAGTGTTTTTAATACGCAACGGAATGTAGATGAATTCCACTGCTTTTACTGGTTCAATAGCAATATCAACCCACAATTCATTGCGGTCAATACGTGCTGGTGTATTGTTACTCAAGTCACAAACAACCAAGTAGTCGTACAGTGCTCGTTTAGCAACCAAGTCAATCATCAAACTGTTAACACTATTGGTAATTTGATTACGTGTGATTGTGTCATTAGGCTCAAACAAATACAGTTTACCAATTTCTTCTAATCTGCCACGCAAGAAACATATCAGTCGTGCCACGTTGATACGATCAAGTGCTGTAGTGGTTGCAGTACTGGTTTTGTTACCAAAGTTTGTAATACCAATTCCTGGAATAAACGTAATAGGATTAATATTACGCTCATACAGGATGTCACGTACTGATTGACTTACACCAATCTGTTTAAATTCACCTGTAGTTGCTTCAATATAACCAATGGCCAATGCATTGTCAACCACACCACGACGTGTGCCTGCTGGTGCAAACCATGGATAACTTGCGGCATCACTGCGAAGAATTGTGCGAACCATCATGTGACTTGGGGGTTGAACAACTGTGTTGCCGCCAAGGTCAGTTGTCTGGCAACTGGGATAGAACACACCGCAATAGTTACTTGTGGAAATATTGCCATCGCCGTTGGGTTGTCCCAATCCGCCATTGTTGGTAGCAAATGCTACCAGACTAGTGCCATCTGGACCCAACCGCATTGGTGTGTCACCCACAACAAACAATGTGTTGTTACGCTCATTGCTGAGTGCAATCATGTTGGGTGTCAACTCAGGGTATGCAGGTGTAGCAACAATATTGTATTGAGTTTGCTCTTCACGTGCTGTTACACTGGTGTCAATGCCTGATTTCATAGCTTGAACAACCATTTGACGTTGTGCCAAACGGCCTGACCACATGGAACCATTGCTTTTGTTTCCGCTTGCAGTCAACCAAGTATTAAGATTAATTAAATCCCAATCAGCAGAGTTAAAAGTGCCCGATGTGGCAGTAGCACATACATAGATACCGTTGTTGTAACTCACAAAGTCATTTACCACGTAAGAAGTGGATGTTGAATATGCATCAATTGCATAATCAGTGGCAGTTGTGGTAAAATAATCCATCTGGAAAGTTTTAACATTATAACCACTACGACGTGTGTTGAACAACAGCGTTCCTTGTGCATACAGAGTAGCATCTGGTTGATCTGGATCATGATAATCACTGGTCAATAGATCTACAATGCTTGGGAATGGATCTGCCACAGGATCAGTAGTACCATTTGTTGACCAACGGATGTCGGCAAACAAAATACCATTTTGTGTGGTTTGATCTGTAGTATCAATTTCTACCCACTGATCAACACCGCTGACTGCTTGCCAACGATACAATTTGGGATAGTTTTCTAAATCGCTTGTGTCAATCCACAAGTCACCGTATGTTAAAGGCGATGCGGATGCATCTGTTTGTGTAGTCGGTGCTGTGGCACTAATAATAGGACCAGTAGCATTGGTCATTGTCAAATCGTAACCGCGAACATCATTGCTGACATTTTGATATCCCATCCATGAACCATCATCTTGAATCATGATGTCAGCGTCACTTACTGAACTGTAATACCATACTCTACCATCTGCCGGATCTTGATCTGGAGTTGTGTCGCTTGAAGTATATGTAAATGTTGGTAATTGCACCCAGTTAGAACATATCAATTGTGTAGGTACTGTGGTACTTGGTCTGATGCCAACTGTTCCTGTTTTGGTTGTGGGATTCCATGTACTAAATCCTGCATCAGCAATAGCAGTTCCATTTACCAACGACGAAGGGGATGTTGTTGTTGTCAGGTCTTGTAAACTAAACGTGCCGCCAAAACTGCAAGTAAACACGATCTTACCTGCTGAATTTACTTCAGCAGTAATGCCAGGTAAACTAGCTGATTGAGCACTCACGGCTGTTACAAAGTCTGATGCAGTTCCTGTACCACCAATGGTAATAGTAGCTGAATTAGTGGTGCCAGAAGGACTACCTGCCACTGTTGATATGATTTGGAATTGATCACCAACTGTAAACGGAGTTCCAGAACTTACTACTTCGCTTCCAGTAACCACTGTGGCTCCTAGTGCATATCTTTCCAGTACGGTAAAAGAGGCTGTTGGTTCTGCCAGAGTAAATGGTGTTACGTCCCAGTCAAGCACACTATATTGTGCATACAATGTTCCCACAGGAATATTTTTGCCGCCGCCAGTGGGGTCATAATAATAATTTGCAGTGCTGTCGAAATTATAAAGTGGGCAACTTTGTGCAATCCAAGTTGCCAAGGCCGCACTGTATTGTTTTGTCACAATATTCATACCACTATTCGCAACACTTAAATTTTGCCATACAGATCCAGTTGGCCGTGGTCCGCCATTGGTAGTTAAGTCTTGTCCAGCAATCCATTTGGGTTGTTGATAACTGTACCCTGGGTAATATTGAGGACAGGCATAAGTGCCAGCAGTCAATCCCAGTGCTGTTAATAATTCAGGTCCAAGATTTGTTCCAGGGTCAACAGTAACAAGACCGTCAGAAGTCAAACTAGAATTATCACTGCTGGATGCACTATTACCATAAAGATACAACACGTTTGAAACTGCTCGTGCTGTAATTCCTTTTGTGATCATAGTAGCATTTAAATTAATCACATTGGCAAGTCCTGCCACAGTTGCGGTGGCACCAACTGTGATCAATGTACCATTGATATACATATTTGCCCCAGCAGTCAATGAGGTAGGAGCATTTGTACCAGTTAACGTAGGCCAAGCGGCTTTCCATGAATTGGTACCAACTTGTACCCAAGTATTGTCGTACCTTTTAAAATATACAGGTGTGTAGATTGAGCATGCAATTATAGCATAATCACCAATTGATCCAATTGATGCTAGAGGAGCATAATCTGTTGTTCCCCCGGGATAGGTACGAATATCATTGTTAAAATTAACAACATCCGCTGTGTCATTGATGATGAGTGGCACTTTGTTTGTGTATGTTTCAGTAACTGCACTCCATTCAAAAATGCCCCAGGTGCTAACCGATGTATCCAACCAATATGACCCATTGTTTGCGGCTCCTATAGGGCGAGTCAAACTTGCTGTGAGTGCTGTTAAATCAATATCAGCACGTTGTACATAAGCACGGTTTGTGACACCTAATGCAGAGTAAGCGGCCAACAAGCCGTATTCATTGAGTTCGTACCCATTGATAGGAGTACCAGTTGTGGTGTTATAGAAGAAAGGCACGCCAAATGTGGCGGCCAAATCACGTTGGCTAGTGATCAAATATGTTTTGTTTGCATTAGCGGCAAGTGTACCGGCTGCTACAGTGACCCCGTCACTGGATACTTTGTTCTGAGCCGTGGCGACTAAAAAGTAAGGTACTGTGTTTACTGCGGAGGGGATGTACTGACTCTCGTCAATTACTGTTACCTGTACGCCTGGTGATGTTAAAGCCATGGTGGATTCCTTTTCAAGTTGTAGATATTTATAGTATTTTAATAAAAACACCAGGATTGCAAACCCTTTGGCAAAGGTCCAGCCGCTAAATACCGTATGAAGCGACCTTTGTGTAAATCTTGTGAGCAACGACCGTGTGCTGTAAACTATTACTGTGATGGTATAGCTCACTATCGTTCTAGATGTGAAAACTGTCAACGCAAGGGCAGGGGGTTAAAACGACGAGTGCCTAGATGGGAAGACGCAGGATACAAGAAAAAGATGTCGTGCGACCATTGTGGATTCAGGGCAAAATTCAGTGCCCAAATACTAGTGTATCATGTGGACGGCAAGCTGAACAATGCTGAGTTTAAGAATCTACGTTCAGTTTGTAAAAACTGTGAAATTGAACTGACCAAACTTGATGTTACTTGGCGTCGTGGGGATCTTGAACCGGATTTATAACTAGCGATTTGACCTGCTGATACAGGTCGTCCAGTGTGCTGTTGTTGTCTAGCACAGCATCAAACTTGGTTCCAACCCAGGCAGTTTCTGAGGCATGGATTCCTAGTTTTTCTAGTCGTCGCCGGCTCAGGCTCCAGGTTGAATTACCATCTGGGCCACGGTTAACACTCACAGCAGAATCATACCATGCGGGCTCAGCACCACGCACAACCCTAATTACTCTACCGCCGGCGTTTTTAATCGCTGAAATTTCATTAGGGAATCTACAATCACTAATAACCACATCATCTTGACTGCGACGCAGTTTGTTTTCTAAACTGGCAATCCAGATGTCATCGTGGAATCCGTGTCTACAAACTTCTGTACCCCAGTATTGCAGGATCCAACGCGGTGTTAATCGTGGCATGTTTAGTCGATCTGCCCACCATGGATCAATTTGTTCACGCCATTCACGAGCTTGTTTTGTTCGACCTTCCAGCATGGTTCTGTCCCACCCAAACACTTGTGCCACAGCGTCTTTAAGAGTTGAAGCAAAACTTTCTCTGCGAAAGTGATGTAAATTAACAAGATAATCAGCGGCAGTATCTTTACCAGCACCAATCAATCCGCAAATGCCAATGATCATACCAATTCCCTTACGTTTAAATGTTTGAGTGTGTCTTGTAGCAGGGCTATCTGTCGTCTACAATCTTCTAGTGCGTGGTGACTGGTAGCAGGCTTGGGCAGGCCAGGCCATAATCCAAATACAGTACGACTGTCTCTCACAGCATAAAACTGCCAGGGTATGGGTTTGCCATAACTTTTGTAGGCATGCTCAAGTATGTTCATGTCATACGTGGGACCTTGGGCCCATATACGTTTGCTTTGCCAGATTATTTTGGCCAGTTCATCTAGTGCCTGGTCTAGTGGTATGCGTTCTTGTTCGTTGAATGCTTCGTCTCTGGCGGCTGCTGGTTGAGTAGCCCACCAATCAATGGTGCCTTGTTGTATGCTACGACTTTCTTGGCTTTCCAAATCTACCCTTGCATAGTAAAAACGATCATGACAGCCGTGTCCCAGTGGATCAAAACTTTGGGCCGCAATGGTTAGGATTGTGGTATCTGGACCAGTGCCTAAACCTTCTAAGTCAATCATCAAATCTGCCATGTTTGTATTATAGCAGAGTTTTTGATTTGTGTCGAGTTATATTTTACTCATTTATCCGATTACCCAAGTTAACGGTTGGCTTGCATCTACATACATTTTGAGCTCTTCAATCTTGGCATCCATCTGTGCTTGACCTTCTGCTTTCATGGCCGCACCATTGAGTGTGCCGCCACCTTGCGGTCCGGCGATAGTGCCAAATTTCTCACGAGCTTCACCAATTATCATTTTGCAAGCACCTACCATGTAGTCACGTATCCACTGACTGATTTGATAGTCACTTAACAATTGAATTTCGGGTTTGGTTTGATATGTCCAAAGCAACACAGTTTCGCCAGTGCCTTTTGGATCACGAATCAGTTGTAATTTTTTGGTTACTGGATTCCAGGTGTAGTTCATGAATCCGCCAAACATACGTGCCGCTAGTTCCACATACTGACTATAGAAGTCATATGTGGCCAGTCCACCAGCCACGTTGAAGTTCATGAGGTACACGTTGATTGACGCTTGTGCAAACGGATCAAAGTTTGACGCAAACGGGCCTGTGGCATTTCCAAATGTTCTGCGGAATATTTGTCGTACTGTTTGCACTTCTTGTGGCAAAGTGTAAATGTTCATGTCTTGAATCAGCTCCATGAAGATGTAGGCTTCTTCATAGGCGTTGTTAGCACGTTGGCGGTAAGTGCCAATTGTGCGTTGATAGGCCGCTTCGTAGTGTGCAGGGTCTAATTCAAGATCGATAATTTGATCGCCCATGGTTAATTTGCAATACTCAATGAGATTTTGCTTTAACTCGGGCAGGGTATTTTGGTCAGCCATTAGGGAACTCCGTTCCCTATATTTACCAGCTTTTCAATATCACCAAGTTCTCTGTTCCACGTCCGTTGAACGCTGTTTCCGTTGTGGTCAGGTCCTTGTAGATCTTACGTGCCGCGGGCTTGCCTGCTGTTTGCACCGATTTAACAATGTCTGCTGGCTTGCGTACAGTTCGCTGTAGACTGTCCACAGTACTAAATCCAATTATGCTGTTGCTCTTGACAGTAAATGCACCCACATGGCTGTCTGCCACAAGATGGATTAACTTGCGTTTTTTGGTGTCATACAACCAGGCTTCAGATTTGTCCACTAGGCTGGCGGCCGGCAAGCCTTGCAGTTTTAAGTCCGGGAAGGCGAGCAAGTGCTTGAACTTGGCCGCACGTTTTTCTGGAGGCACTACTTTGACCTTGCGTGGCTTGCGTTCCACTTTCTTGATCTGTACATAAGCACCACAGTCGTTGATCACAGTTTCGCAAAACTTCACAACATTACGCATTTGGATTTTGCTGAAGTTTGAGTATGCTTCAACAAGTAAGGCATCTTTGCCCCCTACTACTGCTTCAAACTCTGCAAGTTTACGTTTCCAGGTGTCAGCAATAGTTGCCACCATTTGCGGTGCTACATTTTTACCACGTATCACTGTGATTGGTTTGTAGTCTGCTGACATCTTGGCACCGTTGGTGATAAACTCATCAAACATGCCGTCAATCTCGCCGGCACATTCAGTTACTTTTTCTCTCAATCGGTCTTGTATGTTGGGTCGTACAGGTGCTGTTTCATCCACCACCGCTTCCTCTTGTTGTTTGCTTACAAGTATTTCTTTCAAGTGATTTTCTAATTTTAGCAATTCAGAGTCATGGAGTTCTAGTCCCACCATGCTCATTCTGCACAACCAACCGGTGGTTAGTCGTATTGCACTATCCGGAATCCCACGCAAGGTGCGTACATCTGCCTTGCGGTCATGTGCTTCTAAATAGTTTACAATCATGTCCCTGGCATCTTTTTTGCCATAAAAGTAATTGTACCACGAGAACGCTTTGCTCAATCTGCTGATGCGATTTTCTGCAGGTTGTATTGTCCAAACGGGTTCGGTTCCCATGACATTGGTGTCACTGGAACGTGGGTTCAAAAGTTTTACGGGTTTGAGTGCTGTTTTCAAAGTGGGCTCCTTGCAAATTATGTGTAATTATAGCAGATCTAGATTTTTTGGTCAAGTGTTGCGTTTTGGTAAGTTTTTTACCAAATCAAATAATTTTAGTGCTCGGTTGACGTCATAATTTTTGTGCTTGTACATGTATGCTTTTTTGCGTTCAGCCACTTCCAATGCGTCCATCAGTTGCCATTTTAGTTTTAAATCTCGTGTGCTCATCAACTCGGTTTGCATATCTTTGACATCCAATGCGTACTCAACCCATTTTTCCGTGGCTTTTATCTTGTCGTACAAAACTATTGCTTTAGTACTACCTTTTGGGCTGTACTTGATTACAAAATTGTGTGCTTGCATACTCACTCCTTTGTTGAACAATGCGCATTATAGCACAATTAGGGTTTTTTGGTCAAGTAAACAGAAAGTATTACCTATAAATACTAGTGTAAATTACTATTAGGAGAATCACCATTCCACGGCTCAGTATGTACCGGCCTAACCGGACCCGAGATTATCAGTTCCTTGACCGCGTCATAAGTGAACGCTATACTGTGGGCGGCCTTGACATTTTCCTGCACAAGTACATGGGTCCGCAAACCGGTGGCGAAGATAGTGCATTGTCCAGCAACTACGATGCCACTCAACCGATTTACGATACGTTAGATCCATTACATATACAGGACTTGCTGTTGTTGGAAAACCGTGACAGAATTTACGACCAAGACATTTACGTCATGCGCGGTGTGTACAATCACCAAGATATTGACTTTGACCTAACACAGTTTGGCCTGTTCCTAAACAACGATACGTTGTTTATAACCTTCCACTTCAACGACATGATCGACAGTTTGGGCCGCAAGATCATGAATGGAGATGTGTTAGAAATACCCAATCTTAAAGATTACTATCCCTTAAACAAAGATATACC